GAGCTCTAAAGTTTTTAAAGGACTAGGGTTCCAAAAAATAGATACATCAGTAAGACAGTCAATAGCTATAGTTAGAGAAGCAAAAGCTGGACGACGGCAAGTATTGCCTACATCTTGGAAACGTTTAAATAGAAATCTACTTGGAGGACTACAACAAGGTAAGATGTACGTTATAGCAGGACGACCTGGTGTAGGTAAATCAGCCTTTAGTAATCAGCTTGTATTTGATGTCCTAGATACTAATGCACATAAAGATATTATTGTATTGTATTGGACATTTGAAATGCCTGGGTATCAACAAGTAATGAGATCTGCATCTAAAGATGTAAGTAAACAGCTAGCTGAGCTTTTATCTGTAGATATGACACTCTCTGATGCGGACTTTAATCATTATGCAATGAAGGTTAGAAATTATGAGCACTATCCTATTTACTTTAATAATATTCCTAGAACAATGGAATATATTATTGATTCTAATGAAAAGATAGTAGAGAATAATCCTGATAGTATTATTATGAATGTATATGACCACTCAAGACTCATACGTGGAAATGAAGATTCAGAACTTAAAAAGCTTAATACAATATCTAAAGGATGTATGTTTTTACAGTCTAAATTTAATGTGGTAAATATTTTATTAAGCCAACTAAATCGTAATATAGAACAAGAACATAGAGCCCGCAACCAATATCAACCTTTATTGACAGATTTGTTTGGGGGTGATTCTATAGGTCAGGATGCACATGTTGTAATGATACTTAATCGTCCTAACGATTTGTATAGTATTACAGAAAAATACTGCGATGAAGATCCTGTTGGGTTGCTTGCAGTACATGTTGAAAAGAATAGAGACGGCTTATTAGGTATGATTGCATACGAAGCTGACATGAGCACATTTACAATAACAGAACGTAAATAATATAATATGGAGTTACCAAAAGAAAAGGTTAAGGCGAGCCGTAAATCGCCTAAAAATATGATAATCTATGGTCCACCTAAGATAGGTAAGACCACTGCTTTATCTGGATTAGATAATTGTTTAATCATTGACCTTGAAGAAGGCTCTGACATGTTAGATGCACTTAAAGTTAAAGTTAATAATCTAGAGGAGCTAACACAAGTAGGTAAAGCTATTATAAAAGAGGGGAAACCTTATAAGTATGTGGCTATCGATACTATCTCAAAACTTGAGGAATGGTGTGAAGAAGATGCTAAGAAACTTTACATGTTAACCCCTATGGGAAAAGACTTTGAAACTAAGAACCCTGGTATGTCTATTTTATCATTACCTATGGGCGGCGGGTATTATTACCTGCGCAAAGCATTTATGAAATGGATTGCTAACCTCAATAAATTAGCAGATCATATTATACTTGTTGGACACCTTAAAGATAAAATGGTGAATAAGAAAGGTAAAGAAGTGTCTGCAAAAGACCTTGCTTTAACAGGCAAGATAACTGAGATAACCTGCTCAAATTCAGATGCTATTGGATACGTATACAGAGATGGAGAAAATACTTGTATTTCCTTTAACTCTTCAGATAATATAAACGCTGGCTCTCGCTGTGATCACCTGAAAGGGAAGGAAATGGTGTTAGACTGGAGTAAGATTTTTATAGATTAATTTTTAAACCGCTTAAATATATCAAGATGATAGAAGCACAAACAGCTGGTGAGCTTAATACACAACAACAGGCGACAACTACGCCGCAAACTATTACCACAACAATGATCGTAGAAGATCTAGAAAATGGTATTGACAGAGAAGGTATACGACTTAAGTATAACTTAGAGAAATGGGAAGTAGCACAAATGTTCAAGCATCCCGCTCTCAAAGGTAAAAAGGTAAGGAAAACACGAAAACTTTCTTTCCAATTTGTAGATGATACTCCTACAGTAGATCCTGCACAAACTAGTATTCCTGTGCCTGAAGTTCCTAATGTAGATACTCACATGAAAAAACTTCTCAAAACTCCTAGCTTAGAAGAAGCTGCAGTTATGTTGGGTGTTGCAGATAGTACAAACGTAGAAGATACCTTTGATCAACAAACAAGGGTAGAAGAAGGATTAGATCACAAAGGAAACTCCTTGAGTGATGATTCAAATGAGACTGATGATTATAACTCTTTAATTTAATATAGATATGGCTATTAAAAGCAATGACTCAACTACTACCGTAATCGGCGGAGGGATAACATACTATTCTGGAATTTCTAATTTCAAAATAGTAGCTGTTAATCCCAATTTAGAAGAACTTCATGCAATTGGGGTAATGTTTAAAACAGAACCTACGTATGATGTTAATTTTGGGGGCGAAGACTTCACTAAACTTGTATTCTGGCTTCAAAATGAAGACCTTACTACAAGTCTAGAGATCTTAATGAGCCCCGCAGAAAAGATTTCTCGTAATGGGAAAAATTTATGGATTAATAATGTAGGCCAATCATCATATAGTGATGTCACTCCTACTGATAATCCTAATATGAAATGGTGGAAAGAAGAAGGTACTCGTAAATGTTTAACAGGAGAAGATACTCTTATTGCATTTACTCAAGCCTGGGCTAATGTAGCTAACGGCGAAGAAGTTCGCTATGATACAGTCTCTAAAATTGCTAAAGGAGATGTAGCAGAGATAAAAGCTATAATAAAACTTCTAGAAAGTAATCAAGTCCGTGTACTTGTTGGTGTACGTCAAACTGATAAAGGTAAGACATATCAAAAAGTATATACTAAGTTCTTTGGACGTATTTCTCCTGAAAGGGACGATTTATTCGCTAAAAAACTAAATGATGATTACGGTGCATTTGATGCAGAGTTTGCAGGTAACCTACAATGGGGGCCTCATACACCTGAAGTAAATGTAGTTCAACCTGATCCAGCTCCAGCGCTTTCTCTGGATGAGAATGAGGATTGGAGCTAATAAATAATGAGAGGTATGGGTATTCCCTACTAAGACATCTAGCGCACCTCTCTTTATTTTATTTACTATGATTAAGCATAGAGATAGTAATGCACATTTACATAGCGCAGAGATTCTTAAAAAGATTACTGACTATGATATTTTTAAGTATTATTGTTCTAATTTCAAAAGCACAGAGAAAAAATTTTGCAGTGATCTCCGAGAAGATAAATCTCCTTCAGTAAGTATAGCTCAGTGGAAAGGCCGCTTGTGGTATAAAGATTTTGGACATCCTGAACATAGTTTTGACTGTTTTTCTTACATATGTGCTAAATATGGGTGCTCTTTTATAGAAGCATTATATTTAATAGATAATGATTTTCAGCTAAATTTATCTTCTTTTAAACCTACTGGAATGTACAGTATGGGAGTGAAAGCAACCTCCTATACTGTTCAACCAGTGATTAAAGATACAGTTAAGTTAAAGGTAAGGTTTAGAAAATGGAGCACCAAAGATAAAATTTTTTGGTCTAAATTTGGGATAAATAAAAAAACTTTGCTTAAATTTGCTGTCTGCCCTATTGATTACTACTGGATTAACTATCATAGATTTGATTGTTCTCTCAGTTATGTATTTCAAATAAAAGGCAGATATAAAATATATTCTCCTAATGATGAAATTAAATGGATTAGTAATACGTGCATGGGAAATGTGCAAGGCTGGGTTCAACTACCTAAAAGCGGCGATATTGTGGTTCTTACGTCTTCTCTCAAAGATGTTATGTGCTTGTTTGAATTGGGCTTCAGCGCTATTGCACTGCAGTCCGAAATGCAAATGCCCAAAGAAGGACTAATAAGTGCACTACAAAAAAGGTTTAAAGACGTAGTAGTATTTTATGATAATGACTTTACTAACGTAGATAATCCTGGCCAAACAATGGCTAAGAAAATCTGCAATAAATTTAGTCTGAAAAATATATGCATTCCTTCAGAATTTGGAGTTAAGGATATATCAGACTATATTAGTAAGTATAAGTCTTTAAAAGATGCAAAACACCTTGTTGCAAATAGCTACTACAATGCGCGTACGGAAGAAGAGATCAAACAACAAAAAAGTTAGAAATGCAACCGCAAAAGTTTATAAAGGGATAAAGTTCAGGTCTAAACTTGAACTTTTTACTTATCTAAAACTTGAAGAAGCAGGAATACTTGCGTTGTATGAGAAAAAAAAGTATGTATTAATGGAAGGGTTTAGGTTTGAATCTGAGGCCATAGAATGTAATTCTAAACGTGAATACGTAGAGAATACAACTAAGGTTAGAGATATTACCTATACACCAGATTTTGTTGATCCTAATAATGAATGGATTATTGAGGTAAAAGGATTCGCTAATGATGTATTTCCTGTGAAATGGAAGTTATTTAAAAAGCATCTCCAAACACTAGATGAAGACACTCCTGTCTTATTCTTGCCTCGTAATCAAAAACAAGTATTAGAAACTATAGAAATAATTAAAGAAAAATTTCATGTATAAAGAATTAAAGGAGGTAGATCCTCCTGTTAAAGATGCTGAACATCTTATTAAAACATTTGTCATCTTATATGACAGTTGGGAAAAAAGACCCCCAGATAAACAAACCGAGCTAAAAACACTAATAAAAACTTTTAGACAAACCTGTGACAACTACGGATTTTAGTTGGACTTCAATATTAACACGACCTCAGCATTGCTGGGGTTTTTTATTTTAAAAAAATGAGCATAAAAACCATTGATGCTACCATCGCCACAAACACAGGTGGTGTAGCTAAGAAAATCAATAAAGGAGCTGAGAAGATGGTGTTTGACATCTTGCAGTCTACACAGTATTCTACACCTATACCTTCAACCGTAAGAGAGCTAGTGACAAACGCTTGCGATTCTCAACGAGAGAAAGAGATGGCATTAGAAATATTAAGTGGGAAGAAGTCTCCTGAAGACTATTACATAGTTAGAAATGGGGAAGCCTATATCGATTCTAACTTCTTTCT